GTTGTACGTAATTTATAGATCTAAGATCTGAAGGAATGGTAACATATCTATTATCTACAACTAAATTAGAAGTAGCATAGTGTGCATTTTGATCTGTAGGAACAGCTCTTAAAATAGCATTTTCACTATTCTTAATAATATTTTTTAAAACAGCATCCGTTAAAACTGTATCTCCTACTTCTGTATATCCTCTAATATCCGTTCGTAAATCTGCTAGTGTGTATGCCATATTATAGTGCCTCCAATGTTACTGGTCCTGCTGAACAATTATTAAGACCACCTATTATACCAGATGCTGTTGCATTGTCACCACTTTGAAAATAAAAATAATTAATAGGAGTAGTTAATACATCAGTTGTTGTTGCACCAGATACTGATCCATCTACTGCTATTTTTCCTAATTGAATTGTAAATCCAGCTGCACTGTCTATATCTGTAACTCCTGCAATTGTTGGAATACTTGCAAAAGATTGCAAATTAAAAGTATCTGAATCTGCTGCCCCTACCGCCGTTACTTCAGGAGCTCCTCTTAATCTTACAACGCTGTTCGCGGATCGTTGGTGATCTAATGAATATACATTTACAAATGTATTACCTCCAGAAATAATAATTTCAAAAGGGTTAGGATCTAATAAAATTAATTGAGGTGTTGAATCTCTTTGTACTCTAGGATTTTGTAAAGCTTGTGGATCAGAGCCAACTGGTTTAGGAGTAAGTTGTGGTTGCTTTGCTTCATATTCTGAATAATGAACTAAAGAACCATTCCATTCTCTAACCATTTCTGTGTAAGGAAATCTTAATCCAGATCTATCAGAAATTGCTAATGCTTGTTTTCCTCTTGCAAAAACTCCCATTATGACATTACCCCATCACCGTAAAAAGTTTGTGGAGAAATAAATGTAGATGTACCTTGGTTGTCTGCATCCAAAGCTCTTAAAAGTTCACTTTCATAAATTCTTTCAAGTTCAGGTGTTCTTTCAGGAGAAAATTTCATACTTAAATAATATGCAAGACCTGACATCATGCATGGATAAAATCTATTTACTACATCAGAAACATTTGTGTAAGCTCCTGGATTTTCTATTTTAGATAAATAATAAAAACAAAATTGATGACTAGTAGGAGTTGTTGTACTTGAAACACTTGAACTAGGTGTAGCATATAAAAATACGCTAGGATTAATTTTTCTTTCTACATAAAATTGAGAAGGTGTACTTTGTACTAATTTATTAGGTGTTGCATTGTATTGAGATCTACTAATCTGTGTTAATGCAATGTCTTGAGGATTAGTTGTAGTAGTATTATTTCTATAAAATGCCTCTAACATATCACTCATATCATTTGGAAAATTTACAGAATCTGTAGAGTAGCTATACTCTGCTTGACCTAATATTAAAGGTACTTCTGCAAGTTTAACTTTCCATAAATGAACACCTCTATTTTCCCACTCTTGAAACATTATATTTAAAGAACGTCTTGCAGATCTTAATTGATAACCTGTTCTAGTTCCTCTTATATTAGTTCTTTCAAAAGCTTCTTCTATAATATCATCGATGGGTGGATTAAATTTATTTGTAAGTCCAGAACTTTTAGTAAGAGTAGGTGCTGAGCCACCCATACCAGAGTGAACAGAACAATAATAAAATAAAGGTGGAACAGTTTGATCTGCTGTCGTAGTTGTATTGCCTACAATAATTTGAGTGTAAGCTGTTGCACTAACTCCTGGTGTACCTACTGTTGATACGCCTGTTGTATATTCTACTCCAGATGCACCACCAATTGCAGTTGCATGAGTTCCGTTAGGAGTTATAGAAAATCTAAAAGGATGACCACCATTACTAGCATCAGATTGATCAAATATATAAATATTTCCCTCTTCAAGTTGAAGAGTCGGACTAACTGTACCATTAATATAAAATTTATTTACGTTTGCACTATATTGGTTAGTACCAGTTGCAACCGTAACTGTGTAAGTAATAGTCGCCATTTATTTTCCTAACTGCCTGTTGGATTTGGACCGTCGTAATAAACTGTTATTGCGTCTACTACACGAGTAGATTGAAGATTAATATATGCTCCGGCTTTAAACAATAAACCATTGTCTGGAATATAAGGTTCTATATCATAAGCTGCTGCTCCAGTATAAAATTTAGAAACAATAGTTCCTGTTAAAGATGTATTATGAAAATCTACTGTTCCTGCTGTAGCTGCTGAAAAAGCTTGTGCACCTCTTATTCTTGTTCTTCCAGCAAAAACAACTCCTGTGTTTGATAGAGTTGCTGATATTAAAGTTCCTACATTAACATTAGTTGCTGTTGCTACTGAAACAGTTATTGAAGTTACAGAAAGAAAAATTCCTGCTGCATTATCAGTTGTACTTACTGTATTATTATTTACACCTGTTACTGTAGCTGTTAAAGCCGCTCCACTTGGCGTTGTTCCAACAATAGTAAACACCGCAGTATTTATATTATCTGCGGAAGAAATAGAAATTCTCATACCTAAATTAGTAGGATTATTTAATGATTCTGGAAAGTAAGTATCTGTTAAAAAATTTATAGTGTTGCCTGCAGTGATAGAAGCGTTATCTGCAGCTATTGCTATATTTGTTGTAGATGTAGTTGGTAAAAAAGTTTTAGAAGCTACATATGAATTATCTGGCATAATTTTTGTTCCTTTTTAATTTTGTAATAAGGCCCCGAAGGGCCTTATAAAAATAATTATTAGTTAGTCGGCGCGTAAGTAATACCTCTATCTTGAGATACCATAAAGTAATCACTAGTTAGAGTATTAGTTACTGCTGCTGTTAGAATTATATCCCAAGTCAATCCCATTCTTGCAGCTGCAGTTCCAGTTGGTGGAAAAGCATCATAAGTTACTGCTGCTTGTGATTGAGTTCCTGCTACAAATTGTGAACTAGTTACACCGCCTGCAGTTCTAGTAAAGCAAGTAGCGTAAGCTTGTCTATTAATATAGTAAGTTACAGAACTTGTTTTTACTTGTCCATTAGCTGCTGTTGCTGGGCTGTTTGTTAATTCAAAACCTAAAGTAATTTCAGTATTTGAAGCCATTGTTCCCAATGTAATTAAGTTTGCATCAGTTGGAGTAAGTTGTAATTCAGCACCGTTTGGTGATTTAATACAAGCTGTTAATTGAGCAGCTCCTGCTAAACTTTTAAAACCAACAAGGTTTGTAACTGCTGCACCAAAAGTACTGCCTGCTGCCGCACCTTCTTCAGCTAATCCCCAAAAAGTATTGGGAGCGCCTGCGTGAACGCCAGTTGTTATAGCCCCTGTTAATTTTGTTCTACATTCAAAGTATAATCTATTGCCTCTTGTTGCTGGAGTAGCATAGTTCATATTACTCTGAATTAAAGTTCCATCATTTATTGCACCTACTGGTACAGAATTAACTTCTCCATTTAAACTACCATCATTACCTAATGTAGCTAATGTAGTTGGACTGTTAGTATTACCAATTACAGACCAAAAGTTTCCTGCTGCAGCTCCTGCATTGAAAACATGATCTAAAAAATCGTCCATGTAATAAACTTGATCTGGCCAGTTTCCAATATTTAAATTTTGGAGTGCTGGTGTTGCGCTTGAAAACATTACTGCGCCTCTAAAGTGTGTTCCTGCCATTTTATTTTTCCTTTGTTTTCCCAGTGTTAATTAGTATTGCAGTCTCTGGGTGCGTACTACTACACAAGCCTGAATACCCATAATAAATAATTTATTATATGTAGTGTGATATTTATACAATACTTTTTAATAGAGTGCAAGAGAGCCTAAGGTATTTATGCATTTCAGCGATGTAGCTTTTGATTAAGTAGCTACAGAAACTTGTGGAGCTGCATCTTCGACAGTATTCTGTCTGTGAGCAATAGCTGCTTCTTCCAGCTTGATGTCAGTAATGACTCTTTTTACTTTGTCATCGATCTTAACCATCTCAAGAGTATATCTATTATTATCTAGATGCTCCTGTTGCCACTTCAACTCCAAGGACCTTTTTTGTTTGTATAGGTCTTGTATCATCAATAACCTCCTCATAAGTTATTCGATTTATCTCGTTATTATAGTTATCTCCGAGATACTCCCACACTATACTGTTTTCTCCTAGTTTGTCAAGTATTGCACTTTCAACAGATTCAGCCGTATCTTCAGCATGCTCAATATTAAATTTTGCATAAT